TAGGAGATAAGTATAGATACGTTAAGAAAATAGACAATACTAGCAAATACAAGTCGGATGTGTCAGCTTCATGTTGTTCTGTGTAATTCTGCTACAGCCGAGAAGATAAGCAAGTTGTCGTTTTAATAGATTTGGAGCCCTTGAGGACGATGAGCTCAACACTTGGACGCTGATGTCGCCCATGAGGACGACTGAAGATACAGGGTGTCGGTGATACCAACCTGACACATCGAATCTGACTCCGGCAGTTTGCTGGAATTTAAACAACCCAACTCAACCGGATTTCAACGCGTTACCGGCAGAGGAGGAAAGACGTCAGGTAGTCGAGGACTTGTGTCCTGTGGCTCGCCTGAGGGATTGTCTTTCGTCCCTGGCTCAGTGCGCGTTCAGCTCCTGTATCCGAGACATGACATCCACGTCCTTCCTACCTCTGCCTGACCGCAGTCCGGGAAGGACAAACAATGGCAAACAGTGTCAAAGAAAGGAAATGTTATCGGATTTATGACAAGGGCACACGCTCTTGGTTCACAGTCACAGCGGAAGAATATGCAGACTACACCCGCGATAACAATACACACCGAAGACGTATGCAGGAGCACGGTAGGTGCTGCTGTCCGAAGGGAAAGCGCTGGCTCTGTGATGGTAACTGCTCTGACTGCGAGTTCGAAGTCAAACCTCGATCGTTGAATACCCCGATTCGCTAGGACAATGGTGAGAGTGTGATTCTCCTGAACATCCTTCAATGCGAGAGGGAGCCGGTAGAGGAGGCTGTCCTCGAGGCATATCATCTCGGCCAGCTTATTGAACGCTTGAATTCCTTGTTGCCGGAAGCTACTGAGATCGGAGAGCTTCGCTTGAAGAAAATCTCTGATGAGAAGATAGCGGAGCAGACCGGAATCAAACGTACAACCGCAAACTCCAGAATCAAGAAGGCTCATCAGATTCTCAAGGACGAGTTCGAAGAGTTCTTCCCGTTCTGACCTCCTCCATTCCGGCTGCCAATCTGGTGGCCGGAAATTTTTTCACTTTTTTCGTCAAAACGCATTCCGACGCTCCAAGAGGAAATCGAGGAGGGCAAGTGAATGAACATGCCGAAAAACAAAAGTCCCGCAGACGCGGAGATTGTGAGAACACTGATGGCCATAAGTATGGTCTCAGCCAGTTTGGCAGCAAAGCTGTCGTATTTGAGTCAACCAATGAAAAAGGGAGGAAATCGTGGACAGAACAGTGGTTATGGAAAATCTCAGAAACATTGCTGCAAGTCTGATTGCTATCGCAGATACGCTAGCTGAGAAGAAGGAAGTGCCTGAGGTACAGGTACCAAAGGAGAAGCTTCAGGAAGAGATAGTTCAGCTGAAGCTTGAGGATGTCAGAGCAGTCCTGGCTGATATAGCCCGCAAAGGCAAGACAGCATTGATCCGAGAACTTCTTCAGAAGTATGGGGCAGACAAGCTCTCTGCAGTGGACCCGGGTAAGTACAGCGACCTGCTTAAGGAAGCAAAGGAGCTCGAGAATGCCTGATCAGCACGCATTTCTATCTGCTTCTTCGTCCGATCGCTGGATCCACTGTCCTCCGTCAGCAAGGTTGTCTGAAGCCTTTGAGGACCCCGGAAGCTCTTATGCAGTCGAGGGCACTGCAGCCCACGCAGTTTGCGAATACAAGCTCCGCAAGGCGCTTGGCATGGATGCAGAGAACCCGGCAGGAAACATCGACAGCTATGATTCGTCGATGGAAGGCTATGCCGACTCCTATGTCGCCTTCGTTCTCAGCCGTATCACCGAAGCCAAGAAGACCTGCCCGGATCCTGTAGTGCTCATCGAGCAGCGTGTGGACTTCTCTCTGTGGGTAGAGCAGGGCTTTGGAACAGCAGACTGCGTCATCATAGCAGATGGCCTGATGGAGATTGTGGATTTCAAATTCGGTATGGGAATCCTGGTCGAGGCTGAGGAAAACCCTCAGCTGATGTGCTACGGCCTGGGCGCACTGGACCAGTTCGGAAGCATCTATGACGTCGATACTGTCCGTCTGACTATCTTTCAGCCCAGGCGCGACAACCTCTGCTGGTGGGAGATTTCCAAAGACGATCTTCTTGAGTGGGCTGAAGGTGTTCTCAAGCCTGCAGCAGAACTGGCTTTCGCCGGGAAGGGAAACTTCCTCTGTGGCAAATGGTGCACTTTCTGTCGGGCCAAGAGCACCTGCAGGGCAAGAGCAGACCGGAATATTGAACTGGCGAGATATGACTTCAAAGCGGCCTCTCTTCTAACGGACGAGGACGTAGAGGGCATCCTCGGCAGGATCGATGATCTGGTCTCGTGGGCCAACGACATCAAGGAATTCGCACTGGCGCAGGCCATCGGAGGTAAAAAATGGAACGGCTACAAGCTCGTGGAAGGAAAGTCCAATAGACGCTACGTCAACGAGGATGCTGTGGCTGAAGCAGTCGAGAAGGCTGGCTTTGACCCGTACGAAAAGAAACTTCTGGGTATCACAGCGATGCAGAAGATGCTCGGAAAGACAAGATTCGAGGAGGTGCTTGCCGGTCTTGTCGAGAAACCTGCAGGCAAGCCTACACTCGTGCCGGAGAGTGATGGTCGTCCGGCAATGAATAACGCAAAGACTGACTTTTATGACAATTAAAGGAGAACAAGTAATTATGGAAAAAGCAGTTAAGAAGAACCCGTTGAAGGTTATCACCGGCGAGAACACCCGCTGGAGTTTCGTGAATGTATGGGAGCCCAAGGCCGCAGTTAACGGAGGAACTCCCAAGTTCAGTGTAAGCCTGATTATCCCGAAGGATGACACTAAGACGATAGCAAGGATCAATGCTGCCATTGAGGCTGCATACCACGAAGGCGAGGCCAAGCTAAAGGGATCTGGCCGTACAGTTCCGCAGCTTTCGGCCATCAAAAACCCGCTTCGTGACGGCGATATCGAACGTCCGGATGACCCGGCTTACAATAACAGTTTCTTCATCAACGCGAATTCGGCCACCGCTCCAGGAATTGTGGATGCAGATCTGAATCCGGTTCTCACAAGGTCCGATGTCTACTCGGGTGTTTACGGCAGAGCGAGCATTACCCTCTACGCCTTCAACAATAACGGCAACCGTGGTATTGCCTGTGGCCTGAACAATCTCCAGCTTCTAAGAGCAGGAGAGCCACTTGGAGGCAAGGCAAGTGCTGAGTCTGATTTCTCAACCGATTCGGATGAGGATTTCCTGAACTGACCGATTGTAGGACGGTGGGGCTTCCTGCCGTCCCACTTCCTTATGTGGAGGCAAATAATGCTGGACTTCATTTTGAAATTCTTTATCGCAAGTGGTGTGTTCATGGTTACCGCAGTGGACACCTTTATCTTCTGCGAGACTATCGGCTGGATCCGGAAAAAGTTAAAGGAGAAGAAGAGTGCAAAGCATCTCGATTGATATTGAGACCTTCTCTGATTATGACCTCGGCAGGTGTGGCGTTTACCGATACACCGAGTCCCCGGTTTTCTCAATACTTCTCTTCGGCTTTAGCATTGACCACGGCCCTGTTCAGGTAGTTGACATTGCAGGAGGAGAGGCCATCCCTGATGAGATTCTCAGTGCTCTGACAGATAAAAGCGTGATAAAGTGGGCCTTTAACAGCAGTTTTGAACGCGTCTGTCTATCTAGATATCTGAGAGACATAGGCGTAGTGCTGGATCCGGAAGAACCGATGGCAATGTACCTGAATCCAGATGGCTGGAAATGCTCGATGGTGTGGGCCGCAACTCTGGGGCTACCGCAGTCCCTGGAAGGTGTGGGTGCCGTTCTGAACCTTGAGAAACAGAAACTCACTGAGGGCGTGGACCTTGTCCGCTTCTTCTGTAAGCCCTGCATCCCCACCAAGTCAAATGGCGGCAGAAAACGCAACCTGCCATCAGATGAACCTGAGAAGTGGAGCCGATTTATAAAGTACAACATCCGGGACGTTGAGACCGAGATGGCCATCCAGGAAAAGCTGAGGAACTATCCTGTTTCTGACTTCATATGGGACGAATACCATCTGGATCAGAAGATCAATGATTGTGGCGTTCTTGTGGATCTGACTCTGGTTAGGCAGGCCATAGAAATGGATGAGCGCATCCGGGAGGAGCTGAAGGAGTCCGTCAAAGAGATCACCGGTCTTGAGAATCCGAACAGTGTTGTGCAGATGAAGACCTGGCTCTCGGATAACGGCACAGAGACTGATAGCCTGGACAAGAAAGCGGTCAAGGAACTGTTGAAGACTGCTACCCCTGAGATGAAGAAGGTACTAACTCTCAGAAGCCAACTATCCAAATCAAGCGTCAGTAAGTACCGGGCAATGGAGAATGCAGTGTGCTCCGATGGAAGGGCCAGAGGTATGTTCCGCTTCTATGGTGCCAATAGGACAGGTCGTTTCAGCGGAAGACTGGTACAGCTACATAACCTTCCGCAGAACCATCTGGAAGATCTGGCTCTGGCTAGAGAGCTTGTAAGGCTCGGAGACCTTGATGCAGTGAAGATGCTCTACGAGGATGTTCCGGCGACATTGTCCCAGCTGATACGTACGGCTTTCATTCCAAAGGAAGGCTGTCGTTTTCTCGTATCTGACTTCAGTGCCATTGAGGCCCGTATTGTTGCATGGCTTGCCGGAGAACAGTGGAGACTTGATGCATTCCGCGATGGAAAAGACATCTATAGCGCCTCGGCCAGTCAGATGTTCGGAGTCCCTGTGGGTAAGCACGGCCCCAATGCAGAACTCAGGCAAAAAGGCAAAATCGCCGAGCTGGCCTTAGGTTATGGCGGCTCAGTTGGCGCTCTTACGGCTATGGGTGCTCTGGACATGGGATTGGCGGAGGACGAACTGCAGCCACTGGTAAAGGCATGGAGGGAGGCATCTCCAAACATAGTACAGCTCTGGTGGGACATAGGGGATGCTGCCTTGGAGGCAGTCAAGTTCCATTGCTCCAAAGAGACCCACGGAATTGTCTTTTCCTGCAAAAGCGGAATGCTTTTTATCATGCTCCCGTCCGGAAGGAAACTCTCATACGTCAAGCCGAAGATCGGGATTAATCGCTTCGGGTCCGAGTGCGTCACATACGAGGGGGCCGGAGAAAGCAAGAAGTGGGAGCGCCTGGAAAGCTACGGCCCAAAGTTTTTGGAAAACATAGTTCAGGGCATTGCCAGAGACATTCTGTGCTACGCCATGAAGAACCTCAGAAGCTACGGAATCGTGATGCATGTCCACGACGAGGTTGTCATCGAAGCTGGCCCGGAAGTAAGGCTTGATGATATCACCTCTATTATGTCCCAAACTCCGCCGTGGGCCGGAGATCTGCTGCTTAGGGCGGATGGCTATGAGACAGATTTCTATAAAAAGGACTGATTCGTTTCGTCAAAACGGCCTCCTCGTCTCCATTGAGGAAATGTAAGGAGGCTTTTGATGCTCGTAGGCAAATACAACAGCGAAGGCTATCCGGATCCGACACCGTACTTGGCTCTGAACAAAGAGAAAAGGTGGCTAAGGGCATTCAGGCCGATTGTGTATATCTGCAGTCCTTACTCGGGGGCTGTGGAGGCAAATACCAGGAAAGCCCGAAGCTACTGCAGGTTCGCAGTTGAGCAAGGCTATATTCCGATAGCCCCGCATCTGCTGTTTCCACAGTTTCTAGATGACAACGATGAGGCAGAGCGCAAGCTGGGGCTTTTCTTCGGTACTGCCATCATGAGCCGATGCTCGGAGATTTGGGTTTTCGGAGACAAGCCGACGCACGGCATGAGGTCCGAGATCAAACGGGCCGTCTGGAAGAACTATAGGATCCGTTTCTTCACGGAGGATATGAAGGAGGTTAAGAAGTGAACATTACGGTTTTCGAGGCGGATTGCACAGGACAGCCTGCCAATTGCCTATATCCGCACGAAATAGACATATGCGACAAGAAGTCTTTGGAGAGGGCTTTCAGTCATGACTATGTGTGTGCCAAGTACAAGCGCGGCTATCGTAGCAACGATAATTTCATCGGAAGCGACTGTCTTCCCGTCGACTGTGACAACGACCACACAGAGAATCCGACCAAGTGGGTGACTCCGGCAGATGTAGCTGAAGCTTTCCCTGATGTAGCGTTTGTTGTCCATTACAGCCGCAATCACATGAAAGAGAAGAATGGACGACCGGCCAGACCTAAGTTCCATGTTCTGTTCCAGATTGACCCGGTGATGGATGCAACTGAATACAGCAACCTCAAGAAGCGTGTATGTGACATCTTCCCGTACTTCGATACCAAGGCTCTGGATTCTGCCAGATTCTTCTTTGGTACCAAGGATCCGAAAGCTGAGCTGTTCGACGGTCCGATGACCCTTACCACATTCCTTGACGATGAGTTCGATGCCGGGATGGAAGAGGGCAGCTACGGCGATATGGTCATTGAGCAGGGAAACCGCAACGATACGATGTCCAAGTACGCAGGAAGGATTCTCAAGAGGTACGGAAACACCGATGAAGCGAGAAAGCGCTTTGATGAGCTTGCCTCCAAATGCAACCCGCCACTGGAACAGAGTGAACTGGACTCCATCTGGCGCAGCGCACAGCGGTTCTTCGGTAAGGTCTCATCACAGAAGGACTATATTCCGCCTGAGAAATACAACCTCAACCTTCAGCTGAAGCCCGAGGACTACTCGGATGTTGGGCAGGCAGAGGTGCTCTCAAGGGAGTACGGCGACCGGCTTCGCTACAGCCCGTCGACAGACTACATTGTCTACAACGGCCAGTATTGGGAGGAATCCGCACCCAAGGCCCAGGGTATGGCTCAGGATCTTACCGACAGACAGCTTGAGGAGGCAGAGGTTGAGATCCGCAAGGCCACAGCAGAATTGGAACAACTTGGAGCCTGGCAGATGCTTGCCACTTCAGGCAAGAAAGCTGTCAGCGCCTTCAATGCCCAGCAGGAGCGTGCCTTCCAGCGCTATGAGACAGCAACTCTATATCGTAATTATGCCATCAGGCGCAGGGACTCCAGGTATATCACATCTGCATTAAAGGAAGGGCGGCCTAAGTTGGAGATTGACCAGAAGCAACTGGACTCAGACGGATATCTGTTGAACACTCCCTCCGGAACCTATGACCTGAGAAGAGGCCTTGATGAGGTTCGAGAGCATTGCGCAGATGACTTCATAACCAAGATGACAGCGGTGGATCCGTCCGATGAAGGCAAGGATCTTTGGCAGTCGGCGCTTCATACGTTCTTCCTTGGAGACAGCGAGCTTGTAAACTACGTACAGGAGATCGTTGGGCTTGCGGCAATCGGCAAGGTCTGCATCGAGGCTCTTATCATCGCTTACGGTGAAGGCCGAAACGGAAAGTCCACCTTCTGGAATACAATAGCCAGAGTACTTGGAAGCTATGCCGGAAACATGTCTGCAGATACACTGACGGTCGGATGCAAGCGAAACGTCAAACCTGAACTCGCTGAGGTCCGGGGCAAGAGGCTGATTATCGCTGCAGAGCTCGAGGAAGGCATGCGGCTCAACACTTCTAATGTTAAGCAGTTGTGTTCCACAGACGAAATCTACGCCGAAAAAAAGTACAAGGACCCGTTTGCCTACGTTCCTAGCCACACCTTGATTCTGTATACCAACCATCTTCCTAGAGTCGGAGCACTGGATGCAGGTACCTGGAGAAGACTCATCGTCATACCGTTCAACGCACGCATCGAGGGCAGTTCTGATGTCAAGAACTACGCGGACTTTCTATATAGCCGTGCAGGCGGCGCGGTTCTGTCGTGGATCATCGAGGGAGCCAGGCGAGTCATCGCCAAGGACTACATCGTGACTCAGCCAGAGGTCGTCAAGGAGGCTATCAGCAGGTACAAGGAGAACAATGACTGGCTCTCACACTTTCTTGAGGACTGCTGTGATGTGGATAAACAGTTCACCGAGAAGTCGGGAGAGCTTTACAGCACTTATCGCAGCTATTGTCTTCAGAACGGGGAGTTCATCCGCAGTACTACTGACTTCTATCATCAAGCAGTACTCGATGTCGGTCGCCAGGTGGGCGCAATGCGAGACGGCTCTCAATACGTTCGGACTGCTTGCCAAGCATCCGACAACTGGAGCTCCGATTGCAAGTCCGTTCCAGGCCATGGGAGCCTCATATATGAAGCAATCCGAAAGCCTGTGGTACAGCATAAACCAAGTGGTCAAGGAGAACTGCAGTACGCCGTATTCCGGTTCTCCTCAGGATGACCTGATGTCCATACTTTTGAATTCCTGAATCTTTGAAAAACAATCAAACAATAATCAAACGGGGAGTGTAATGTACGAGAAAGTAAATCCCAGCCATCCCGATAAGCTTTGCGACAGGATTGCAGGTGCTATCGTGGATCTTGCATACAGCATAGAAGAAGATCCCAAGATTGCCGTCGAGGTTCTCTTGGGTCATGGCAGATGCTTCATAATAGTAGAATCATCCGTGAGCCTTGAGTCCGAGGATGTGTTCAGAATCGTCAGCAGGATTGCAGGCAAGGGCATCGAGACGGACTTCGTCCAGGTTGCCCAGGACTGCCATCTCTCTGAGAATCAGGCATCCGGTTTCCGCTGCGGGGACAACGGCATATTCAGAGGAATGCCGGTTACCGATGAGCAGAAAAGGCTGACAGAACTGGCCAGGCTCATTTATAAAGCCCATCCGACAGACGGCAAGTACATCATGGACGCAAACCGTGTCATTATCTGTCAGAGCAATGCCTCAAACGAGCAGCTTCAGCAGTTCTGGTCGACCGCGGAGATCAATCCTCTAGGACCCTGGACTGGCGGCCCTGATGTGGACACCGGCGCGGTGAACCGCAAGCTTGGTTCTGATATGGGAGACTCGGTTACAGGTGGCGGTCTTCATGGCAAGGACCTTTCAAAGGCGGACGTCTCCGTGAATATCTATGCATGGTTCAAAGCTCAAAGAACAGGCCTCCCGGTCGAAATATCCTGTGCAATCGGAGACGAGACTGTGGACGGAAAGCCTTATTCAGAGATAGTCGAGTTCGCAAGGGATTACATCAACTCCCTTGGCGGATTCGAGCATTTTGCGGAGTGGGGACTCATCAGATAAAACCCCGGAGCACCAATGACAGAAAAGAAGACTCAGTATTACCTTGCGGACATAGACACACTTATTCCGTATGCCCGGAACTCAAGAACCCATAGTGATGTTCAGGTGGCCCAGGTGGCTGCCTCGATCAAGGAGTTCGGATTCCTCAATCCGGTGATTATTGCAGAGGACAATACGATTCTCGCCGGCCATGCCAGGGTTCTTGCTGCGAGAAAACTCGGCCTTTCAAAGGTTCCATGCATCAAGGCTGAAAGCCTTACCGAGGCCCAGAAGCGTGCTTACATCATTGCAGACAACAAGCTATCCCTGAACGCCGGATGGGATGAAGATCTGCTGGCTGTTGAGATTTCGGATCTCAAGGGCGAGGCTTTTGATATCTCGCTTCTCGGCTTCGATGACGGAGAACTGGAAAAGCTCTTCAGAAACGAGACCGAAGCCAACGTCAAGGAAGATGACTTTGACATCGATGCAGAGCTTGAGAAGCCTGCGATGACCCGTGAAGGGGACCTGTGGACCATCGGGAGGCACAGACTTCTGTGTGGCGATACCACCATAGCAGAGAACCTTGATCGTCTGATGAAGGGAGAAAAGGCGAACCTGACTGTCACCGATCCTCCATACAATGTCGACTACAAGGGCGTTGCCGGAACGATCAGAAACGACAACATGGGGAACGAGGAGTTCTATGCCTTCCTGCTTGCGGCGTTCAACCGCATGCATGAGAACATGGCATCCGATGCCTCAATCTATGTGTTCCATGCGGACACCGAAGGTCTGAATTTCAGAAAGGCTTTTGATGAGGCCGGCTTCCATCTTTCCGGATGCTGCATCTGGAAGAAGTCACGCCTTATGATGGGTCACAGCCCATACCAGTGGCAGCACGAACCGTGTCTGTTCGGCTGGCTCAAAGGCGGTAAGCACCGCTGGTATTCAGATCGTAAGCAGACTACCATATGGGAATTCGACAAGCCCACGCGGAACGAGCTTCACCCGACGATGAAGCCTGTGGCTCTGATTTCCTACTGCATCCTAAATAGCTCTATGAGCAACACCCTGGTGCTTGACCCG